CCGTTTTTTTGTCCCTGAGTTTACATCTATGGATATTCTACACTCTTTTTAAGGAAAATACAAGGAACAGAAATGAACCTTTGTATTTTCAAGGTTTTTCGCTTCTCTGACCGCCGTTTGTCTACAATTTGCCTACAAACACCCCTTGTCTACAAAACGCTCGAAGATGCGGGCGGTCTCCTGCTGCATATCCTCTGTGTCATGCGCATAGAGATTCTGTGTGATGGTCGCGTCCGCATGACCGAGACGGGCGGCAACGTCAACGGGCTTCGCACCGGATTCGATCAACCGCGTTGCGTGCGTATGGCGAAAACTGTGAGAGTTCAGACCTAATCTGTAAAGCGCGTAGCGCACGTTCTCATGTGCATAGGGGACCCCCGTCGGGTGGACGCAGAGCAGTGAGCGGCGTTCTGCATCGACACGAGGAGACAGACGCTTTGGCAGGAGAATAAGCGTGCGATCTGCGTCCTTGCTCTCGTAGGCGATCTGATACGCCTGTCCTAAACGTAGCTCGTCCTTTGTCTGCTCTTTCTTGAGCGCACGCAGATAGGAGAGAAAGAGCGCATCTACATAAAACGTACGCGCACTTGTTGCCGTCTTTGGCGTGTCAAAATAGCCCGACTGTAGTCGTTGGCGAGAGATGGAAAGCAAGCCCGTATCAAGGTCAATATCATCCCACGTAAGCCCAAGAGCCTCACTGATTCTAAGCCCCGTGTGATAGAGGATTTTAAGCAGCGGGTAGAATTTGTTGCTTTCGGGAATGGCGGCGAACTGTTCGGGTGTGATAACAGTACGCTCAACTACTTTGCGCGGCGCACTTCGTGGGATGTTGATTCCCGTCGTTGGGTTCACGGCAATAAGCTCGGCGGGATAGATGGCATACTTCAATGCGGTGGAGAGCACCGTCTTTGTTTGACGGATGGTTCCTTGCGATAGCCCTGCATGGGCGAGTTCATTGACCCATAGATCAATGTCACGCGGGCGCAGCTCCTGCAAGTAAATATCCCCGATATGCGGTGTGATGCGCGAGTTTGCCGCATCGTGGTAGTTGTTGTACGTCGTTCGCTTCACGTTTGGACGCACGACGTTCTCTAGCCACGATGCGAGATAGTCCCGCAGCTTGATCTTCTCCGACGTGACACCGATATTCCCGCTCTTCCAGTCGGCGTAGGCCTTTACACCTGCATCAAATGCTTCATCCTCTGTTGAAAAACCTCCTTTTTCTTTCATCCGACGCGGATTCTTCGAGATGTCGAAGCTATAGGAATAGGTATTTCCGCGCTTTCGGATTCTAATTTTATTGGACATAAAGAAAACCTCCTTGAAATAGGAGGCGAATCATGGTAGTATGGAAGTGCAATAGGGCATGATTCGCGTCATGTCTGCCGCTCTCTCTGTTGGCGCAGGGAGGGCGGTTTTTAATTTTGCGTGTTGTCGGCGGGGACGTCAGTTGTTTCCGAGCCAACGGATCGCGCGTCGAAACCCTGCCTCCTCCGCTTCTTGTACAGTCAACGCATAGAACTCTCCTTCGGAGGGGGTAATGATGCATTTGTCGTATTGTTGATCGAATGGCAAGTGATATATTCTTTCTCCTGTGCGTGCACTTATGTTACATTTTATCATGGGATAATCCCCGAGAGGCTTTTGTAGACATTCAATATTCAAGAGCTTTGCAAATGCCAATGCAGTAGGGGAGAATGGAACGGTTGAATAAAAAACAGGGGATATACGATACAAATCCAATCGCCCTTGACTTATTCTCTTTACCTGAGCCTCTGAGATGTTGGAAAGTTCCTCTATCGTAATTCCCATTGACCTAGCTATTTTATATGCAACGAAAGTTCCGTATAGTTGGTTTAAATGTTTTTCTCGAATGACTTTTTTCTTTCGGTTTGACCAACATTTACATTGGACGACGTGTACTTCGTTTCCTCTTGTGCAAATAAGATCGCGTCCTAGATCCTCTAGCCCGCGTTCAATTCCGTAGTATGTGACAGTGTATCCTTCTTTTTCGTAGAGATATCCGATATACCGCTCATAGTCTCGACCAATTTCAGCGTTAGATTTGTGTCGCTTCTTGTAGCGGTCTAATGCACGCTGATTTCTATCGATGGGGGGGAGTTGCCGATATTCTTCTGGAGTTAACCAATATCCCGCAGCGTCTTTCTTGTTATACTCTGTATTAAAGACTTTGTTTTGCGCTTCGATAGGTTCTTCCTCAAGCTCGGAGATCCAAGGAAGAAGTTGACGGATATATGCGAGTTCCCATGCATACGCTTTGTTTTTGGCAATCAAAGCACGCTTTTCCTCGCGAATATCTTTTACTATTTTAGCTGATGCATATGCAGAAGGTTTCCTATATAGTAGGGAATCTATGATAGGATCACATCGAGAAGCTTCATAATCCGCAATTACTTGTGCAAGAACGGGAAAATCTTTTATCTTTGTAGCTAAAAACTGTTCAAAAAAAGTTTCTCTTTCCTGTATTTGTTCTTCAATCAAATACTTCTTTTGTTGTGTTTTGTTTAATGTCCTTTCGGCTTGTTGTAACTTTTTTTCTGCAACGCGTACTTCTTCCTCTTTGGCGTATAAAGCGGCAACAATTTTCTCGCTGATCTGCTTACAATGCTCCTTGGCTGCGTTCTTTTTTTCCTCATAATAGGCATCGCCTGCTTGCCGCTTGGACTGAAAATACGTATCTCCGTCGTACTTCTTTTTCTCGTAGTAGGAATCGCCTAGATCTATCTGGCTTTTTCGATAAGTTTCTGCCGCAATGCAGATTTTAGCATAATTACCGGAAGCGTTTCCCACTGGTTCAGTGAGTTCAGGAAGCCATGAGAGTAATTGATGTAAGTATGCTAATTCCCATTTGGCAACTTTAAGCGATTTTATCAGTGATTCTTTTTCTTTTGTAATACGACTGCGTTCTTTTATCGCGTTCAACGGAGGTCTTTTCTTTTGTGCTAATCGTTCGGATATGTAATTTTCTCTAGCTGTTTCATAATCCGCAATAACCGTTGCAACAACAGGAAATTCATCTATCTTGGCAGATAAAAAGTCATTGACGAAAGATTCTTTTTCTGCTACAGCCTTTTCCTTTGCCTCTGCGGCGGTTACCTTATCGCTATAATATATGTTGGCAGCCATTATGGTGCGGTTCATATAGTCATCGGCATCTGTTATACACTTTGTCGCTTTTCTGTAATGCCGTACAACCTTAACCAATATAATGAATAACGCTACACATAGGATGAAGAAAATTTCTGCCATATAAAAATCCCCTTACACCGATGTAAAAGATTGAACCTTTATAGCTTTCTGCGTAGCTCTATAACTTTACCGAGAATTTGCACGGGAAGATTTTCTATCTCCTCGTTGCTGTAAAAGTGAGGTTCGTAGACAGCGGTGTTATAGCCGATTAACATAACCCCGTCACGCTCGCGTTTGATCTTCTTTATTGTCGCCTCGTCGCCGTTAATCAGCACGATTGCTATATCTCCTGTGTCAGCAGTTGGTTGTTTGCGGACGATGACAACATCGTCTTCGTATAGGACGGGTTCCATTGATTCGCCGCGCACTTGTAACGCAAAGAAATCTCCTGTGTGAGCAAGTTCTTCATCAATCTCCTCATAGTCGATAATGTCTTCGATTGCCTCAATAGGGATGCCCGCAACAATATAGCCGAGCACGGGGATTCGAACCCCTTTTTTTCGACGGCGTATATTGGTGGTATCGGATCGCGTTTCTGGAAACAGGTCGTTGATACTCACGTCCAGCGCAGCTGCAATTTTGAATAGAATATCCTGCTCTGGTTCGTTTGTTCCGTTTTCATATCCAGAAACGGTGTTGTGTTTTACGCCGATCTTTTCGCCTAACTCCTTTTGTGTCATTCTTTTTAACTTACGATATTCTTTTATCTTGTTCGCCGTATAGCTACGCACGTCCATAGAGACACCTCCTTTATATTATATGATACACGAAATTGTCACACGAATCAAGAAATAAATTTCGTGTTTTACGAAATTTATTGTTGACATACGCCAAAACTTCGGGTATCATGAAGTTATTGAAAGGAGGGGGAGAGATGCAATACCTTTTGGAATCTGTACGAAGAAGCAGAAAAGAGAGTCAAGAGACTCTGGCAAAGCTGATAAATGTTGATGTCAGGACTTACCAGAACAAAGAAAAAGGGGTAACCCAGTTCAAGCAAAACGAGATGTTTATCATTGCAAAGCATTTCAACTGTAAAGTCGATGAGCTTTTTTTACCTACAAACTTCGAGAATCATGAAGTTTTGTAAAAACACCTCTCAACGAGAGGCAAAGGAGGTGAGGGGATGAAACGTCTGATTGAATGGCTTGATGATTGGGCGCTTGAACACGAGGGGGCAATGCTCCTGCTCAACATCTTATTCATATCAATCGCTGTTGTGTGTACGGCTCTCAACGTAAGAGGGCTGCTACGCTAGTAACGGCGGCGATGCTTCCACTGATTGCGGCAATCCATGCGAGGCGTTGATTCTTCTGTCGTTCTTGGTAATGGTACAGGATGTCCTTTCCTGCATCGTCGAGTTCAAACCGATCATCGGGGAGGAAGTGATGTTCTTCTTCAGGGGAATATCTTGTCGGTGTTATTTGCGATAAAAGGCGTTCTTCGTCCAGATGGCTGTGTGTGGCGTAGTAAAGTGCATTTTCTGTGAGTTCGGGGATGGCATGGAGGATTTGCTCGTAGGTATCTGTTCCAGATGCGACAAGCGAGACGAGTTTCTCTTTGGTCTGTGTGTTCATGTAAATGCTCCTTTCTGTACTGATTATACCACGGCGGAAAGGAGGGCAACAACAGCCGAAACGGGCGAAAGCCCGTCCGCAGGGAATGACCGCCCTGCGCTGATGATGGCAGGTCACGCTCCGCCTACACGAAGCGAATCATGGTAGGTTGCTTAGAGACAAGGCGGGGCGTAACCATAAAAAACAAAAACAGGAGGTGAGACAATGCCACGCAAGGCGGCGGATGCGGCGGCGGGGGAACTTGTCGCCGCACTCATGGCGGGGGTGGAGCGCGTCGCGGCAGAAAAGGTCACGGCGCAGATGGAGGAACTTGCGGGCAAGGTGCTAGAGCATCTCCCCGAACTGATCTATCTGCCTCCTCCTCCTGCGGAGGTTCCCGAAGAACGCCTGCTGAGTGTCGGGGAGGTCGCCCGCATTCTGGGGTGCTCCCCGGCAACTGTGGCGAAACGGTTTGAATCGGGAGACTTGGCGTTTGTCCTTGAGCGCGGCTCGGATGTACGAAAAGTCCCGTATTCATGGGTGGTGGAGTACATTCACCGTCTGCCCCGGTACACGGGGAAATTGAAGGAAAAGAAGGAGGTAAAAGATGCGTAACTGGAAAGCCGCCGTTGCAGGCGGCATCGTCGCGGGAGCGGCGATCCTCTGCGCAGGGGCGTGTAATCCTTGGGAGGACGGACGGAATGCGGTGCTCGTCGAGGAGACCTATGTCGTTCGCCCCGGAGATACCCTCTGGGGCATCGCAGAAAGGTACGTCGCCAAGAATACCGGCACCCGCCGGTACATCCTTGAGTACAAATCGGGGATGGAGGAGCTGAATCCGTGGCTCCTCGATAGGGACGGGATGATTTATCCCGGCGATGAGATCAAGGTGACCTATTGGGTCAAGGGTGAGGAGGAGTAAAGATGAAGACAGACGTCATAAAAGAAGCCGCAGCATTCGTGCTGCAGGGAAGCAGCTACAACGGGTGCGGCGAGCCTGTCGAAGTCAACTACGCCGAATTACGGGCGGCGGCGGTAGGAGAAAAGTGGGAAGCCTACGACAACCACAACTGCGGGCGCGCCGTACACAGCGAGTCCGCAGAGGTCGTCTACAGGACGACGCAGGGGGCGGCAGTCCTGTTCCGCAACTGGGGCACGACGGACAGCCCCAACCCAGAGAGCTGGGAGGAGGCTCCCGAGCTCGTCTGGTATGAGTTTGTATAAAGGAGGAGCAGGTATGACGAAAGAGGAGTTTGATAGGGCGGCGAAGACTATTGAATCCGACGAGGTTCTTATTTTTGCAAAGAGGGTGAACAGTGGTGATTCTTCCGTCTTTACATGTGGGAGCTTGGATGATGTTGTCACCGCTGCGGCAAAGACAATCGCTGGTGCGGCAGAACAATCCGATAAGAAGCTCCTGCGTTTGATTGACGCAGTGCTCATCTTCTCTGCTCGTATCAGAGAAGCGTGCTGTCCTGATGAGAGTTTTATGATTCCACTGTGGAATTTCGGTGCAAAAGAAAAAACGCCCGATGCGGCGGCCACCGCACAGGGCGCAGAGAAATAAGATTTACACCGTGAGTATATCACGGATGAGGGAGTGATGCAACATGACCTCAGAACAGACGACTGAGAGTGGATACAACGTGTGCCCTAGCGGCGGCGTCATATTCATTGACCCGCCGCGTCGGTTGGACGCAGAGTTGTTGCGCGGCATTGAGGAGATGGCAGAGTTCTATCTTCGCAAATACGGAAAGAAACCCAATACAACGGAGGAAACGCAAATGAAGAAGCGTTATAAGGTGCTGTTTGAGATTGAGGGCTCAATCGAGATCAGTGCCCGCAACGACGAGGAGGCGGGCGAGATCATCGACCGCATGGAACGTGACAGGCTCTTTGAACTCTGTGACGAGTTCGGATGCAAGACCTACCCGATTGAGATGGAGGAGGATGAGTAACACATGCGCGTACCAAAGCGACTACCAAAGCGGCTGGCAGAATATGTGTCCCGCATGGAGCGGGATGGCGCGAAGCTGATTGCGGCATCAATGAGCCGCGCAAGGGGACGGGCTTTTATCAGCCTGACCCTTACACAGCCACATGAGTGGATTTCTCCCGACCTTATTACGGCGGAGTTCTCCCTCTCGTATGATCGGAACGAGCGCGAATTTAAGAATAGATTCAAGGACAATCTTAGCTCCCATCGACGTAGCTTTGATATTTTCCGAAAGGCGGTGCTGGCATCATGAGCGAGCAGATTGCAGCATACGAGGCGGAGCAGGAACGCTTTGCGGTGACGGATGAGGCAAGTGCTGAGTGGTGCCTCGAAAAGATCGAGAAGAACTCAAAGGCGCGGGCACTCATCGAAGAGCAGTACAAGCAGATGACCGCACGCTACGAGAAGTGGCGGGCGGATGCGCTTGCAGAGCTTGACGGGAGCGACGCATATCTGAAGGGGCTGCTCCTTCCGTGGGCGCAGGAGAAAGTCGCGGACGGGAAAAAGAAGTCGGTGAAGCTGCCGTCGGGGCGCGTCGGATTCCGGGCGGGAAGTACGTCATACATGATTGGCGAGGATAAGGTGACGGCGACGCATCCGAAGCTTCTTGCGTTCGTCAAAGAAGATTATGCCGCCTTCATCAAAGTCGAAGAATCAGTACGCTGGGGCGACTTTAGAAAGACGCTTCACGTGGCAAAGGACGGGCAGGTTGTGACGAAATACGGCGAGGTTATCCCGGGGATGAAAGCCGTACAGGGAGAGCCGAGCTTCTATGTGGAGGTGGCGAAATGAGTAGGGCAATTCTGGTGTATGGGGAAAGCGGGAGCGGCAAGACAACGTCGCTCCGCACGCTCGACCCGGAGCGCACATTCATCGTCGACGCTGACCGCAAAGGGCTGTCGTGGCGCGGCTGGAAAAAACAGTACAACGGCACAAAGAAAAACTATGTGCAGACATCGAGCGTGCCCACGCTCGAAAGCATCTATCAGAAGATGCAGGGCGAGTGGGCGGACAAATTTGATGTGCTTGTCATTGACGGGCTGTCCACGATCATGGTGGACGACGAGATGCGGCGGGCAAAGGAGCGCGGCTTTGACAAGTTCGTCGATCTAGCCCAATGCGTCTGGAATCTCGTGTCGGATGCTCATCTTCTGCGCGAGAATCTGACGGTCGTATTTATCGCCCACGCCATCACGGAGCACGACGAGAGCGGCTACCAGTGGACGCACGTCAAGACGGGCGGCAGGAAGCTCGACAAGATTGTGCTCGAATCCAAATTCACGACGGTGCTCTGGGCAAAGGCGCTGGACGGGCGGTATGTATTTGTCACACAGGCAGATCACTCCACGGCGAAAAGTCCGATGGGTTGTTTCCCCAAGGAGATTCCGAATGACATGGCTGCGGTGATCGCGGCACTGAAGAAGTATGAGGAGGACGATGATGTCGAAACGGAAGTCAAAGCGTCCTAAGCGCATCGTCTATCGTGTGTGGAACTCTCTGCGGCGGTCGTGGCAGTTTCCGAGCATTATCGCCGCAAATGAGGTGGAGGCACAAAAACATCTGTTTAAGAAGATCGGATATGACGCATTGAAATGGCGTTTCAAAATTCGCCCCTGGATGCGCTTGAATCCGCAGACAAAAACGTTTCAACCCGCATTCCCAAAGAATGTCCGTGGTTTTGAGGAAAATGCGGATGGTTTTGAAATTGTGGCAACACATCACAAGGAAAAGGTGTTTAAGCTGATGCAAACGCTCGTTCAAAAAGACATCGAATGGGAACGTCGGCAAGAGGTGGAACAGGAGGAGAATTGACATGATGCAGAAACCAAATGACTGGGATACGACAGCGGCAATCACAGGGGAGTACATTCCCCTGCCGCCGGGCGGCTATGAGTGCCGTATCGTGAAGGTGCAGCTGGGCGAGTCAAAGAGCGGCGCAGAGATGCTGACAATCGCCTTTGACATCGAGAGCGGCAAGTATGCGGGCTACTACCGCAAGCAATATGATGTGCGTAAGGCGGGAAACACCGAGGCAAAATGGGGCGGCATGTACTATCAGCTCACGGCTGGTGATCATCAAGGGCGCTTCAAGGGCATGCTCCAGAACATCGAGAAATCCAATCCCGGCTATACATGGGATTGGAACGAGCAGAGCCTTGTCGGCAAACTCTTCGGCGGTAAGTTCCGCGAAGAGGAGTATGTCTACAACGGCAAGATTTACACCTCTACCAAGTGCATCGGTATTCTGCCGGTTGAGGGCATTGAGGCAATCACGCCGCCTGAAAAGAAGTGCATCGAGCAGGAGATGCGCAACGGTTACAGCACCGACGACGACATCCCATTCTGATGGTGCTCCTAGGTGATGTTGTGGAGGAACGGGATGATGGTATTACCGTCTTTGTCCCGTTCCCTCATGGCAAGAAAAAGCCGGAGGGATATCAATCTGTTGTCAGTGTGGAGCTTGTAGACGTACGTCACATATCCGCCGATCAGCGAAAGAAAGCCTACGTCCTCATCTCCTACATCGCCGCATGGTGGGGCTACACTCCACTGGAAGCCATGAAGGAGATGCTGAAGCTGATGTTTGTCGGTGAGGCTGAGACGTTGAGAAGATCATTCTCTCTCTCGGACTGTGATATGACGACGGCACGGCTTTTCATAACGTATCTCATAGATTTCTGCATCCTCCACGGTGTTGACGTAGGAGAGCCGCTGTATCAGCTCTCAGAGGACATACCTAGGTATGTGTGGGCGTGCCTCATGAATAAGCGGTGCGCGGTGTGTGGGAGGAAAGCGGAGTTGCATCACTGCAACGGCGGTATCGTCGGAATGGGAAACAATCGGGCGCATATCAATCACATTGGACGTCCGGCGCTCCCACTATGCCGAAAGCATCACAATCTCATTCATGACATGGGAGAGGAAGCGTTCCTAAAATTGTATTTTTTAGAACCTGTCAAAATTGATGCAAAAATAGCCGAGGTGTACCGTTTAAGCACAAGGAGGCGAAAAAGTCGTGATTGATATGACGGGAAAACGTGTCGGTAGGTTGATAGTTATATCCCGCGCAGAAAATGACAAGTACGGAAATGCTCGCTGGCAATGTAAGTGCATATGTGGAAAATTCGCTGTCGTCAATGGGAGCGCGTTAAGAAATGGACATACTCGCTCATGTGGTTGTCTACAAGCGGATAAAACAGCGCAGATGGTTCGTAGACGTTCTTTCGGAGATGCGTTTATGGATGCTCCGTATGACAAAAGACTGTTGGGAATATTCAACGCCATGAAACAACGATGCTATAACCCGAACAACTCTGAATATCGCCATTATGGTGGGAAGGGAGTAATGATTTGTGACGAGTGGTTAAACAGTTTTTCTAAATTTCATTCATGGGCACTCTCTCGTGGATATGAAAGAGGATTAACGATCGACAGAATCGACAATTCAAAAGGCTATATGCCTGAAAACTGCCGTTTTACAACGAAAGCGGAGCAGAACAGAAATACGACTAGGACTCATCGCATTCTTGATGAGATGACAGGGAGGTTTTTGACTGCTGCTCAAGTTGCTCAAGTTATAGGCGTTTCAAGATCTACAGCGGCAAAGTGGTTTAGGGATGAAAACTTGCGGACACTTGGAGCTTTTCGTCGACGAGAGGCGCGCATCTGCAACGGAAGACATCAAAATGTGTGATGCGGTCGGAATGGGACGCAACCGCAAGGAGATATGTCACGTCGGGATGCGTGCGCTTCCTCTTTGCAGGGAGCATCACACGGAGATTCATGCGGTTGGACGTGAGGATTTTCTAAAGCGATACATCCTTGAACCCGTGAAGATTGATGAGCGGATCGCGGATGTGTATGGTCTGCGGAGGAAAAACAGGAGGTGAGAGATTTGTTTGTGGTCAATGATTTGGAGCGGCTGACGGAGTACGGGTTTGAGAAGACGGGAGAACAAAATGCTAACGGCTGGGCAGTCTACCGGAAGAATCTGGGTGAAACTTGCTGTTTTGAGCTTGTGTCACGAATGGTTCTGTGCGTGAATCCTCCTTTTGGAAAGGTGGAGAATAAGCTTGCCGTTATGTGTGATGTTGACTATGGGGAAGATGTGTATAGCGAGGCGATATGGGCATTTGACGAGCTTATTCAGATGTTGCGCGACGGTGTTGTGGATTGGGTAGAAAGCACCCCTTCCTAGAGAGGAGAGGTGTGACAGCATGGATTATATTCGACAGCTCAACACATTTCTAAACATGAGCGCAGGGAACCTCCCCGGCACCCCTTTCAATGTTTACATGAGACTATTTCAGATTGCCAACATGAGAGGCTGGCCGGAGCGCTTTCCTGCATCAGACGCAGAAATCTGTCTGATGACTGGAATACGGAATAAAAAGACCATTGCGGAAGCACGACGTATTCTCGAACAGGCGGGGTACATCAAAACCATTCGGGGCGGGAAACATCAAGCGACACAATATCACCTTGTCGATCTTGTAAATAGTCCGGTAATTGGTAACCAAAACACCCCAATTACTACCCCAATTACTACCCCAATTACTACCCCAATTACTACCCCAATTACTGGACACTATATAAAACATAAACGTAAAACGGAAACCAAAACGAAAACAGATAGTGCTGCTGCAGCTGACGCGTGCGTGCGCGAGGAGGATAACTCTCTCTCAGAGGTGGTGCGGACGTTCGAGAATAACATCCACCCAGTCACAGGGAAGATCGAGCAGGACGCTCTTATTGACCTCACGGACGAATACGGTGCTCTCTGGGTGACAGAGGCAATCAAGGAGGCAGCACTGTCGAACGGGCGCAATCTACGCTATATCACGGCGATTCTCGAGCGGTGGAAGCGTGAGGGGTTCAAAGCACCGAGGAAGGGAGTGAAGCAAGGTGGAACAGGCAGGGACAATAGCCGCGCAGCTCTTGAAGCACGGTATAGCGATTTCGTCGAAGCCGACCGAAACCACGTCTATCCGTGGGAAGTACAACCTCCCGGTGGAGGAGATCGAGCGGCATCGGGATGAGATCGTCGAGATCGAGCGAGCGCAAGACCTTTGCCGCGGATGCACGGGGGAGAGTTGCAAACAACCCTCACGGGGGATGATTCCTGTCGTGGATACGTCCTACGGGCGATTCTGCCACGCTCTCAGCCCCTGCAAGCACGAGCGCAACAGGAGAGAGCGCTTGCGGATTGCACGGCTCTTTGCCTCAGCGCGGATTCCGCGCACCTACGAGGGAGACACTTTTGCGGATTACACCGTCACAAGCGGCAACCGTCATGCGGTGGAATCGGCGCGCTGGGTGCTTGACGGCGGCAGCGGAGTGTTTCTCTACGGCGAAAAGGGGACGGGTAAGACAAAGCTCGCTGCAATCATCGCAAACGAGCGGGCAAGGGCGGGAAAGCCTGTGCTCTTTGCCTCTGTGCCTGACCTCATGGCGGACATCCGCGCATCGTTCGCGAGCGGCGGGACGTCGGAGCGGGTACAGACGGTTAAGGAGACGCCATTTCTCGTGTTGGACGATCTCGGTGCAGAGAAAATGACCGAGTGGGTCGGCGAGCAGCTCTTTTGCATCGTCAACCACAGGTACAACGAGCAGCTGCCGACGGTCGTCACGAGCAACTACAGCCCGACGCAGATCATTCGCCACATGGCGACGGTGGACGCGCGGGGCAATGTGATTGACGATATGCAGGGACAGCGGATTATGTCGCGCATCTACGGGATGTGCGAGCGTGTGGAGATCAAGGGCGCCGACTGGCGCATGAAAGGAGCGTGCTGAGATGACAGAGATTGACATGACAAAGCCGCAGCCGTGCAACATGTTTGACGTTGCGGATGGTGAGGCGTGGGCAAAGGAACTGGGCAAGCACATGTATGATGTCGTTAGAGATGTGATATACATGGATCAGTTCTTTGATTGTATAGAGAGTGCGGATGAAGAGGCTCTCGCCGAAAAACTCACGGAGATCGTCAAGGTCTGCACGTCGTGGATTGACGCCCTCGGCTATGACGAAGCAAAGCGCGGCGAACTGCATCGGCGTGTGAACGAGAAGTACAAGGCGCGCGGATGTTTCTGAGGAGGCGGCGGAATGCTGAAAGAACAGACACTTTTCGGCGAGGAGGACAAGGTGAAAATCGCCGTTAATCGCCTGCGTCTCCATGAACCGCCCGAGGGCTACTATGTCGCGTTCAGCGGCGGCAAAGATAGCTGTGTCGTGCTTGACCTATGCAAGCGAGCGGGCGTCAAATACGATGCGCACTACAACGTCACAACGGTTGACCCGCCCGAGCTGGTGCAGTTCATCCGCCGCTCGTATCCCGAGGCGTGGGAGGGGCGCAACGTCCCCGAAAAGACCATGTGGCAGCTCATCCTCGAAAAGCGGATGCCGCCGACACGCGGAGTGCGTTACTGTTGCCGATACCTCAAGGAGGGCGGAGGCAAAGGGCGGTTTGTCGTGACAGGCGTGCGTCATGCCGAATCGTCTAAACGCGCAAATCGGCAGATGGTTGAGGTGTGCAGTCGCAACAGTGCAAAGCAATACATCCACCCGATCATCGATTGGTCGGATGCGGATGTGTGGGAGTATATCCACACCTACAACGTGCCCTATTGCAAGCTCTACGATGAGGGTAAGAAGCGCCTTGGCTGTATCATGTGCCCATATCAGGGAGCCGAAGGAATGAAGCAGGAAGCTGCCCGTTGGCCGCAGTACGCCAAAGCCTACGAGGCGGCATTCCAGAGGATGCTTGACAAGCGTCGCGCGGACGGCTTACCGACGCAATGGGAGACGGGCGCAGAGGTCATGAGTTGGTGGCTTGGCGAGGACAACAGACTGCGAGATGACGATGCGCAGATCACGTTATTTGGTCTGCGGATGGACGAGAGCAGTGTTTGAGAGGAGGTTACGTCATGGACGAGTATCATCCGTGCAAGAAGCCCGACCCGACGGCGCGGGAGGCAATCGGGAATGTGATGCGCCTTGTGTATACGCAGCGTAAAAAGGCGAATAAGTACAACGCCCGCAAGACAACGGTATGCGGGCACACGTTTGACAGCAAGCGGGAAGCGGAGGTGTATCTGGAACTGCTCGCACAGAAACAGGCGGGCGAGATTATCCGCATTGGCTTCCAACCGTCCTATACGCTCCTTGCGGGGTTCAAGGACAACACGGGGAAGAATCAGAAGCCGATTACCTACACAGCGGATTTCTTCGTCACCTACGCCGATGGCCGCAATGAGGTGATCGAGGTCAAGGGCGTACGGACACGGGATTATCTCCTGCGCAAGAAGCTGTTTCTCCACATGATGCGGGAAACGGATATCAAGTTTCGGGAGGTGCAGTAATGAAATATTGCAGATACTGTGCCAACTGCCTCACAATCGGTCATTACTATTACTGCGATGAGCGGGAAATAGTTCTGTCATTTTCGCAGATACGCCACCAGACATCGTGCTCTGGTTTTTATCCGTCGTGTATGGGGGATGTGGACACAGGGCGACAATATCGACCGAAAAAGAGGAAGCATGTTGTACGTGATGTTGAAATTTCATTGTTTTAGGGAGGTGCGGTGATGACGCTCGGCAGTTTGTTTGACGGCATCGGTGGTTGGCTTCTTGCGGCGCGTCATGCAGGTGTAACACCCGTATGGGCAAGCGAGATAGAGCCTTTTCCGCAGTTCGTGACCGCGCGACACTTCCCCGACGTGAAGCAGCTCGGAGACATCACGCAGATCAATCCTGATGAGATAGAGTCTGTGGATATTATCTGCGCGGGAAGCCCGTGTCAAGATTTGAGTATTGCAGGAAAAAGAAAGGGGCTAAATGGTGAACGCAGTGGCTTATTCCGAACAGCAGCTCACATTGTTCGACGAATGCGGGAACGTACCGCAGGGAAGTATCCGAGATTCTTTGTGTGGGAGAACGTCCCCGGTGCTTTTTCATCCAACCGAGGGATGGATTTTCAAGCCGTGCTCGAAGAAATCGGAGAAAGTGAAATTCCAATGCCTCAAGGTAATCGATGGGCTCCCGCTGGATTGGTGCAATTCTCCGGAGCTGAAATCGCATGGAGGGTATTGGACGCACAATATTGGGGAGTCCCCCCAACGAAGAAAAAGAATCTTTCTTGTCGCGGATTTTGCAGCCCATGACCGACGTGCCGGAGAAATACTATTTGAGTGCAAAGGCATGTCAGGGAATCCTCAGGAGAGCAAAAGAGCGGGGGAAGGAGCTGCCCGAGGAACTGCGGATCGCGCTCGAACGTCAGGCGCGTTGACAGGAGGGATAGCATGAGCCCGTGGGTGTTTTATGCGATTGATGTAATCCAGTCACTACGTATAGTGATGATTATCACTGCCAGCCTATCGACTCTTGGATGGGTTATGCTATGGTCGACTATCTCACAAGAACGTTTTGTTGGAGATACTGAAAAAACATATACGCTAATTCTTTTCGTAACAAGTGTTATTGCCGTTATTCTTGCACTCTTTCTTCCGAGTTTCGAAACGACTGTTCAGATGCTTGTTGCAGTAACGGGGACGGATATAGACCATATACGGCAGATTGAAGAAGTGACAAATGCAATTTTGCAGAGATAGGAGGAATCATTATGAATTGCCCATGTTGCGGTGAGGATGAAATTATCCTCTACGTAAAAACAGAATTGTCGGCTTATGTTGATGAATACGGAGAAATCCAACTCTTAGAGGAGAATATGGGGGATGTGATGGACTGTGTTCTGGCTAATCTTGGTGTTCGTGGTAAATGTTATGGCTGCAAGCAGGAGTTTGACGTGGAGGTAACCAAAGAGATGGAAGTGAAACAAATGATACCGAAAAAAGGAATATAGGAGGAGATAGGCGTGATTGAGAATGACGTAGCCTTGCAGATGGCAGGTGATATACGGCAGGATCGCAAGCAGGCAGAATCCATGTTGTTGAACTATGTGGAGGAGCTGAAGGTCTATCGCATGAAACGTGAGGAGTATGTGCGGGGCACACCTGCGCAAGGAGGCGGCAACCTGCCGGGACATCCGACGGAGGCAGAGGCGTTGCGTGGTGTCAAGTTTGACGAGACGTATCCTGCCTATACATGGCTGCGTGCGGTGGAGTTTGTAGAGCGCGGGTTATCCGAACGCAAGCGGATATTTCTGGATGCTAGGCGTAAGGCATCACGTGACAAGACAGGCAGAGGACGTAAGGCGTGGCTTGTTCGCACGCAGATGATGTACTGCGAGGCGATGCGGGCACGGTTTCTCAACTCGGAGTTTTTTGTTGGTGAGGCTGTGCTTAAAGATATGTGGCGATATATCATTGACCGTGTTGTCGAAGCATATCTAAAACTTGAGCAGAAAAAATTAAATAGATACCTCCCATAAAGCTGTTTTTCGGTGCTAAAATGCTATTGTGGGTAGTTTGGAGATAGCCCCAAGCTGCCGCGCATTACCTCCTATACTCCGTGATGAGCCGTCTCAATCGAGGCGGCTTTTCTCGTGGGGAGAGAAACGAGGTGCTTTATGACACATGATGGTTGCGTAGATGACCTTTGCCGCAAATGGCAGGAGATTCTAAAACTCAACGACTGGGAGGTCGTTGTTAAGCTCGGGAGACCTGACGAATTAAGCGAGCCTGACCGAGAAGGTGAGTGCTTTGTCAATCTTCCGAAAGGTGAGGCGCTTATTCGTTTGCTTGACCCTAAAATCCCATATGACTTCACGTTTCGGTACGACGTAGAAAAAGTCCTTGTTCATGAGCTTCTGCATCTGTCTTTTGCACCGTTTGAGCCAGAGGACGACTCTCTACGGCATGATCTCTGGGAGCAGACGATTGAACGGATGGCGAAAACTCTTGTTGCGTTTCAACGTCGCGTGGAGAATCCGGAATCGCAATGAGTGAGATATAAATTTCTGCGATTTTTATATTTCGTTTGTGCGAAACATAAAATTTGTTTCAGTTTTACATTTCAGTTTTTGGCTTTTGGATTTTTGTTTCTATACAGGAGGTTTTACTATGCAGGAAAAAGCAAAACAGATTGTTGCGGACTACTTCAACAAGCACGTTGATGTGACAGGCAATAAGAAGATCACATCAGCGGACGTGTTCATTGTTTGGTTTTCCAAGACGCTTCAGAACTGGAAAGCACTCGTGAGTACGACTGTGAACGACGGTATGTATTATGAGATCACGCACGACGGCGACAAGGGTTATACGTACGTTGACGTATACAAGAAGCGAGAGAACCTCACGGTTAAGTAAGGAAAGACTGCGGGAAACGCTCGGAGGACACAGCTGCGGCGGTGTCCTTTTTGATTGCAGAGGGGGTGAGTATATGCAGCAGCTACAGGAGAATTTTTGTGTGGAATTTGTACGTTGTGGAAGTAACGCGGAAGCCTACAAGAAAGCGGGTTACAAGGTCAAGTCAGATAAAGCTGCTGCTGTTTGTGCTACCAAATTGCTAAAAAAGGCTAATATCCAAGCCCGAATTGCTGAACTTCGCAAAGAATTTGCTTCCAGCAAGATCATGGACGCGGCAGAGCGGCGTGAACTCCTTACACGTTTTGCCCGTGATGAGGATACGGGAAAGACTGATCGTCTGCGGGCGATGGACTTACTCAACAAAATGGACGGGGTATACATCAACAAGACACAGATAAGCGGGGTTGACGGTGCGCCGATTACATTCCGCTGGGAGGGCGGCACATGAGCACGGTTGTCATACCATACACGCCGCGCCCGCTATGGCGTGATACGATCCATCCTGCGCTCACTGTCAACCGCTTTGCGGTGCTTGTCTGTCACCGTCGTTTCGGCAAGACTGTTGGCACGGTCAATGAGATGATACGTAAGGCGATACTCAACGAGAAGAAAGCTCCTGTCTATGCCTATGTTGCACCGTTTCGTAATCAGGCAAAACGCGTGGCGTGGGAGTATCTGAAATACTATACGAATCCAATCCCGAATCGCACGGTGAATGAATCGGAGCTCTATATCGAGCTTCCGTCGCGGTGTCACGGTTCGCCGGGCGCACGGCTCTATATCATTGGTGCAGATCACCCCGATGCGTTGCGCGGTATCTATCTCGACGGGGTTATCCTCGATGAGTATGCGGATATCAAGCCTGAGCTCTGGGGCGGTGTTATCCGTCCTGCGCTTGCTGATCGGCAGGGCTGGGCGGTATTCATCGGGACGCCGAAGGGGCAGAATCAGTTTTACGAGATGTACCAGCACGCGGAGAAATCGGCGGGTTGGTACTCTTGCATTTATCGGGCGGATGAGACGGATGTTATCCCAACAGACGAGCTCGCCGACATGAAAGCACAAATGACCGATATGGAGATTCGGCAGGAGCTTTTGTGTGACTTTACGGCGTCGGCCTCTGACGTTGTCATTCCGATTGACCTTGTGAGCACAGCGGCGGAAAGAGAGCTGACGGAGAAGGATGTAGAGGGGCAGCCTGTTATCCTCGGTGTGGATGTGGCACGATTCGGCGACGACCGCACTGTGCTCTGCGTACGTCAAGGGCTATGGACGAGAGATGTTCGCACGTTTACGGGGCTTTCCACCATGGAGGTTGCCAATCGTGTGATTGACTGCATTAACCAACATCGCCCACAGGCTGTCTTTATCGACGCAGGGGCTATGGGGGCTGGCGTGATTGACCGACTGCGGCAGCTGCAGTATCAAGTGAGCGAGGTCAATTTTGGCGAAGCGGCACTGAGTACTGACCGTTATGCGAATATCCGCGCGGAGATGTATTTCAAATGCCGCGATTGGCTGACGTCTGGCGGCGCGCTGCCGAAGAACGCGGAACTCAAGACGGAGCTTTCCACGGTGGAATATAAATTCAATCCGTCGGGGCGCATTATTCTTGAACCAAAAGAGAAGTTAAAGGAGCGCACGGGGAAGAGCCCTGACCTTGCAGATGGCTTTGTATTGACGTTCGCCCGTCCTGTCTATATGCAGGGACGTGTAGGGCGGCAAAGGCAGATGTGCAACACGGAATATGACCCGTTCGAAGCAATGTGAAGGATGCGCACATTGCTTTTTTGTTGCACTGAAAGGAGGTGATTTTTATGTGCAGCGGAGGAGGCGGCGGTGGAAGTTATACACCGCCAAAGGTAGATCCTGCCCCGACGGTGGTGCAGTCCTCGGATGTCGGAACGAGTGATGCGACGAAGCCCCAAAAGCGGCGTCATGGACGCGCATCGACGATGCTCTCAAGTGATCGTGACACGATTCTCGGCGGAGCGACAGGGAACGGGCGCACAACCCTCGGTTAAGGAGGAGGAACATGAAGGAAGAGAATGCACAGGGGGCGCGGCTGCCCCCGCTGATTCGTGCGAGTGACCTTGCGGCGAAGCTGTCTCTGTCACGCAAGCCGATAGAGCAGGTTGTAAAGCAGCTGATAGAAAAGCGCAATACGTATGAAGCCCGGTGGAAGGCAATCCGCGCCTATCAACTGCCCTATGTCGGCGTGTTTGACGGGGTGGACGATGAGACGAACGCGGGTAATCGCAAGGATACCAATGTGTGGCATAACTGCGCATGGGACAGCAATCAAATTTTTGCCGCCGGTGTCATGGGTGGACTTACCCCGCCGTCGCGCAAGTGGTTTCGTTTGGATTTTGCGGATACGGAACTCAAGGACAATTCGGAGCTCGGACGGATTCTGGATGAACGTATCGACATTCTCGCGGACGTGCTCGAAAAGAGCAATTTCTACACGGCAGTGCACAGCTGTTATTTGGAGCTGGCTTTTGGGCAGGCGCCGCTTGGGATTTTTCCAGATCACCAATACGGTGTGCATTTTGTCCCCTATCCGATTGGCAGCTATGCTATGGAGAATGGCCCCGATGGAACGGTGCAGACGTTTTTCCGCAAGGTGAAAATGAGCGCGTCACAGATCGTGGATAAGTTCGGCGCGGAGAATGCACCCGACAATATCCGCGCGGAGCTGTCCAATACACCTGGCATTAAGGCGACACATACTGTTGTCTGGTATGTCGGAGCGAATCGGAACTATGACCCGAAGAAGCTAGGGAGTTTTCACCTGCCGTATGTCTCTGTCTATTACGTGGAGGGGAGCACGGAAGATGAATTCCTCCATATCGGCGGGTTCCACGAGTGGCCTGTCCCCGTGGCGCGGTATCTCATCTCGGGGAATGACAGCTACGGCAAAGGCCCCGGTTGGTTTGCAGAGGGGGACGCAAAAGTCCTGCATCTCCTCGAAAAGGACAAGCTGACGATGGTCGAACTGACGGTAAAGCCGCCCGTCGTCGCCTCTGCGGAGCTCGGCATCAAGGGCGTAAATCTCGTCCCCGGCGGCAAGACGTTTGCCCTGCAGAAGGACGCCGTGACGCCACTTTTCCAGGTGCAGGGGAATCTTGATCATCTGCGAGAGGTTGTCGCGGATGTCACGACGCGCATTAAGCGCGCGTACAGTGCAGACCTTTTCATGATGCTCGATCAACAGGATAAGTCGATGACCGCTCGCGAAGTGCTCGAACGGACGCAGGAGAAAATGAACATCCTCGGGCCCGTGGTACAGCGGATGCAGTTTGAATTTCTCGGGCGCATCATTGAGCGCGTGTATAACATCCTTGACCGTGAGCGGATGTTTCCTGAGCCCGAAGACGAAGAAACGGCGGCCATGCTGGCGGAGCAGGAACTCAAGATTGAGTACATCTCACCGCTTGCACAGGCGCAGAAGATGTCGGGGCTTGTCAACATTGAGCAGGCAGTAGCGTTCGTGGCGCAGATTGCACAGTTTAATCAAGACGTGCTCGATAAGGTCGATTGGAATGAGAGCGTCAACCGCTACTTTGATATGCTCGGTGCACCTGCGGCAATCAAGCGTACAGACGATGAGTTTGCACAGATACAGCAGCAGAAGCAGGAGGCGGCGGAGAAGGCACAGCAGATGCAGCAGGCGGCACAAATGGCGCAGATGGCGGCACCCGCAGCGCAGGCAGCGAAGAACGCAACAGAGGCGGCGCAGGACGGCAACCCTGCCATGCAGCAGCTTCTCGGCATGAGTGACTTGTAGGAGGTGCGTCAATGGATTATGAACAGAGCCATGTAGATAAGATGCGGCGTATCGCAGATGAGAAAATCGAATCAAAAGATCGTGCAGCGCTTCTCTCGTTGATGCATTCGGCAGAGGGGCGCTGGTTCATTATGCGCCTGTTTGAACGCTGTCACCTGTTCGGAGGGACGGCATTCGCGGAGGATAACGTGAATCGTCTGCTCGTCATGGAAGGGGAGCGGCGCATAGGGCTTTACATACAGAACATCATCACGGCAAATGAGGACTTGCTTTCGGAGAAGCAGAAGGCGGAACGCGAATATTGTGAGACGCTGAACGAACTGAAAGCCATGATTGCGGCAGCAGAAACAAAGGAGGAATAGACATGACAGATCTGTTTGATTTGCAGAGATTCGCAGAGGAGGATGGGGGTGATGTGCCCGCCGATGCGGGCAGTAATTCAGGCGCGGACGACACAGCCCCTGCAGAGGAAGAAGAGGTAAAGGACAACGAAAGCAGCGCAGAAGGGGCGAAGAATGACACGATTCTCGGCGGGAAAAGCACGCCGAATGTCCCCGATGCGTACGACTTCAAGAGTATCGTCCCCGAAGGCATGACGTATGACGAACAGTCTGCGGCGGCGTTTGGAGATGTGGCGAAGAAGGCGGGGCTTTCGCAGGAGCAGGCTGCGATGGTCGCGTCCTACGGGATGCAGTACATGCAGTCGGGCGTCGATGCGGCAATGAAGGCAATCCATGACACGCAGGCGGCGTGGGCTGATGAAGCACGCACGCAGCTCGGCGGACAGTTTGACGCCGTTGTGGCAAAAGCGGCGGCGGGGCGTGACGCACTGGCTGAGAAGGTGCCCGGACTCACGCAGATGCTGAATGAGACAGGCGCGGGAAACCGTGTAGAAATGATTCGTCTTATGGCGGCGGTCGGTGAATTGATCGGTGAGGATGGCGGACTGCGCGGCGCACAGGCGCGCGCGGAGAAGTCGATTTATCCAAATACAGATTTCAAGAAGTACAACAGCTAAGAGGAGGAAAAACTTATGGCAACACTCGGAACACAGGCATTGACGCTTTCCGATCTGAGGAAGCGTCTGGCACCCGACGGGAGTGTCGATTTCATCATTGAGGCACTTCTCTCGGCCAATCCCATTATGGATGATGTGACGTGGAAGATGGGCAATCTTCCCACAGGCAACCGCACGACCATCCGTACATCCATGCCAAAACCGTCGGTGCGCCGCATCAACCGCGGCGTAACACGGCACAAATCGACGACGATGCAGGTGCAGGACACGTGCATTATTCTCGAAGATCGTTCGTGTGTCGACATTGAGGAGCTGGCACTTGCACCGAACGGCGAGCAGTTCCGTCGCAGTGAGGACGCCGCGTTTGTCGGCGGGTTCTCGGACGCCATTGCCGCGAATATCTTCTACGGCAATGCAGACGATGACCTCGATACGTTCAACGGACTTTCGATGCGCTATCCCGTGATCGGCGGCGCGAAGAATACCCCGGGCTATCAGGTGATCGGCGGCATGACGGCGAATGCTGGCGCAAAGAATACGTCGGCGTTCCTTGTCGGCTGGGGCACGCATGCGACGAGCGGTATCTACCCGAAGAACTCGCAGGCAGGCCTCAAGCAGCGTGATCTTGGTGAGCAGACGATACAGGACAAGGACGGCAATGAGTATCAGGCCGTCGTGACGCTCTTCACGTGGAAGGCAGGGCTTTCGGTCGGCGATATTCGCGCCAATGCGGCGGTGCGCAACATTGACGTAGATAAGATCACCGGCTCTATGCAGAGCGCGGACAAGCTGAAGCTGATCGAAAAGTTTGTCACGGCGAAGAACCGCATCCGCAATCTCCAGTCGCGTGAGAAGAAGGTCGTCATGTACGTATCGGAATCTCTCTACAACTGGTTTGAAATCTACCTGCTCGACAAGAACAACGTCCACGTGACGCGGCAGGAGCTTCAGGCGGATGTGCCCCGTCTCTATTTCGGCGGGATTGAGATCAAGAAGTGCGACGCTATCTCCGATGAGGAGAACAGCGTCCCGCTGGCATAGGAAAGGAGTGTAAAAAATGATTCTTGACGGCGAAAATCTGTTTTACAATGCGGCGACGCTGACGAACGGCGCAATGACCTCTGACGTTTTGAAGGTAGGCGTCGGCGAAACAGGAGACCCGCCTATCCTTGTACTGCGTGTCAAGGATGCGGGGGCGGGCACCTTTAAGGCAGTGCTCGAAACGTCGGCAAATGACGCGTTTACGACGCCAAAGACGCTCGGCACCTATGAGCAGGTGCCTCTTTCGGTGCATGTTCCGCGCGGGAACCTCGGGTATCTGCGTATCAAGGGAACGAGCACGTATGCAAAAGGGACGGTGACGGCGGGGCTCGTCCTCGACGACAACATCAACCGCTGATACGGTTTGGGTGTAACGAAGGCAGGAGAAAAGCTCTCCTGCCTTTGCCATAGTGCCATAGTCTCTATGACGTTATGGCAAAGGAGGAATCGTTATGAACAGTACGGAGATATGCAATATGGCTCTTTCCTATCTCGGGAACGGGCGCATTAACAGCATTGACGATGCGGCGGAGGATGCACGCAAGTGTAAAATCCACTACGACCATGATCGGCGGCGGATGCTGGCCGCGTATTCGTGGGGATTCGCCAAACGCATTGAGCGGCTGGCGTTGTTCACCTCTGATGTTCCTGGTTGGGATTACGCCTATTCCTATCCCGCCGAATGCATCAGCGTGATTTATGTGTATAACAAAGACGGCGCACGCAAGAAGGAGGAGGCGCGGGAGGATTTTGAGATCGTCACGCTGGATGGCAGGAAGACGATTGCGACAGATGTGCGTGACGCGTGGGCGGAGTACACGGCGGACGTACGAGACGCGAATATGTTTAGCGAAGAGTTTACGGAAGGGCTGACACATCTCCTTGCGTCCTCTATCGCTATGGGCATTACGGGCAATGCAAATATCGCAATGCAGCACATGCAGCTTGCACAGCAGTCCATCGTGAGCGCGGGATATTATAACGCGATTGAGAAAGAGCGGCGGATGCGGTATCCGAATAAGTATGCCAACGAGCGGTTTACGTCATAAAGAGGGGGTGATCACATGGCACAGCCGACACCGTTTTATTCGATACAGCCCGCATTTACGGGTGGAGAAATCTCTGTGGAAGTCGCCTCGCGCGTTGACCTGGATAAATACCAACTCGCCCTTCTCATGGCGGAGAATGCGATTATTCGCCCGTATGGGCCTGTCTATAAACGCCCCGGCAGTATCTATGCGGGACGGATGAAATACGATGACCGCGACGCGATTCTCGTGCGGTTTGATTACACGGTCGATGTCTCCTATCTCCTTGAAATCGGTGACAAGTATATCCGTATATGGCGTGATGCAGTGCGCCTTCCCGTGGAGCTTGAGACGCCGTTTTCGGTGGACGACCTTCCGAATATCCGTGTAGCACAGTCGGTGGATGTGATGTATATCTGCTCTGGGGCACATCCGGTGCAGAAGCTGTCACGCTACAGTGAGAGCGATTGGCGGATCTCAGATATTGCGTGGACACGTACAGCATATGGAGATATCAACAGTGATGAAGCGGCGACGATTGAGCCGTCCGGCCGCGACGGAAACATCGAGATCACCGCGGCGAAAGACATATTCACGGACGACCGCATCGGCGAAACCATGAAAATCGAGCAATACGTCAACGGCGAAACAGTGTCTGCATCTGCCGGGGCAAACAGCAACTCCTATACGACACAGGGCATTTCTGCCTCGGCGGGGACGGTATGTCACATTAAAAAGACCGGGACGGGATCATGCAATGTAACAGTGAATGCATATGCCAGCTATGCATATATTTTTATGAAGAAGGTAAGGGAATACAGATGGGTGGATATATGGAGCAAAAGCGGGGCAGGAGATTGGGAAGATTCGATGACCCTGCCGTCATCAATTAATGGCGGTCGATATGAAAAGACTTTTGTTCTCCGAATCGACGGGATACAAGGAGAAATCAAGATAGAAATCTCCTTGAGCAATGGATACAAGCGAGAATTCACGGTAGACGACAAGTCCGTGTATACCAAAAGCATCATTGTCGGGAAAACATGGAAGATCATCACACACGGAACATGGTCCGGTCAGGTTGTTGTGCAGCAGTCCAAAGACGACGGAAACACATGGGTTGATCTGCGCACCTATACGTCAACCAACGACTATAATCCGACCGAATCGGGAGATGTAGACGAATATAGCCTGCTGCGCGTCCGCGCAAGGATTACCGGCGGGACATGCAATGCCGATCTCTCCGCCTATCCCTATCGGCATGAGGGATATGTGACCATTACCGGCGTAACAGATGCGAAACATGCATCTGCCAAAGTGGATAAGATCCTCGGTGGACTCGATGTAACGGCAGATTGGTATTGGGGCGCGTGGAGCAAAATCAACGGATATCCGCGCTGCGCCGCGTTCTTCCAAGATCGCCTTTGCTTCGGCGGATGCAGAAAATACCCGCAGCGTCTTTGGATGAGTCGGAGCGGTGACTACGAGAATTTCGGTGTCGAAAAAGAATCCGGCACCGTTACCGATGACAGCGCCGTCACGGCAGACCTCCTATCGCGGCAGGCGTACAGCATCAGCCATATGGACGTCGGCAATGATCTTGTTATATTCACGGACGGAAATACGTGGACCATTGCGGGCGGGGAGACGGTAAAGCCGACGAACATCACGCCGCGGAATCAGGAGAATTACGGATGCAACAATGTCCCTCCTCTGCGCGTCGGAAACCGCATTGTCTATGTGCAGCGGCGCGGCTCGATTGTGCGGGATACGGGATACTCCTATCAGAGCGACGGGTATATCGGAAATGATCTGACTCTCCTCGCCAAACATCTGGTGAGAGGGCGGAATATTATCAGCGCGGCTTATGCACAGGAGCCCGACAGCCTCCTCTATTTTGTGACAGATGATGGATGGATCCTCTGTCTGACCTACGTCGCCGATCAAAAGGTCTATGCGTGGAGTCATTTCGTGACGAACGGGAAATATAAGGCGGTGTGTGCGGCAAATCACGGGAACAATGACCGCATCTATGCCGTGGTTGAGCGCAGGATAAACGGGAAAAGTGTGCGTTATTTGGAATATTTTGCGCCTCTCGTCGAATCCGATGCGGAGCAGGATTACACGATGATGGATGCCGCTGTGCGCGCGGAATACCAGGCACCGCAGAAGAAACTTCCCGCGGGCGATGTACTCCTAGGGAAGGATGTCGCTGTCATGGCGGACGGATACTTTTTCGAAGGCGTCAAAATGGCGGCGGATGCACGTATCCCCGAGGCGGCAAAAAACATCATGGTCGGACTGCCGTATACAATGACGCTGGAGCAGCCAAACTGGGACGCAGGAAATACGGACACGGGAACAGTGCAGGGGCGAAAGAAGGTTGTGACGAACGCTATCCTGCGTCTGACGAAATCCTACGGCGGACGCGTCGGACAGAATACGCGCAGACTGGATAAGATCATCTATGACGCGGAGGCAATGGAAACGGATAACAATGTCCTCTATACGGGAGACAAAAAAATCACGCTTCCTGCGGGTGGATATGACACGGATGGGCGCACGTGCATTGTGCATGATACGCCGTATCCGTTTAGTCTCTCTGCGATTATTAGGGAGGTATCGTTCGGTGGCTAACTATGAGATCAAGAAGATCACGAAGGAGAAAAAGAAAAAGCAGGTGGCAGCGGAACTCTATCGGCAGCTGCGCGCCGCTGACCGTCGTGAGATGAAAGCAATCGTCAAGGAACGCGGGACAATGGAGGCCGAGGTATATGAGTCTGTCATGCATTCGGAGGAGTGCTATGCAGCGTGTGACCGTACGGGGCTTATCGCCGTGTGGGGACATGGCGCGGTGGAAGGGAATCCCGGCCATTTGATCTGGTGCCTTGGGACAAACCGCGTGGCAGATCACCGCTATGCGTTCGCGGTGGAGAGCAAGCGGATTCTCACGCGCTGGGCGAATGACTATGGCGTGCTCTATAACGCGGTGGGGGCGTTCAATAAGGCCGCGCGTGCATGGCTTAAGTTCTGCGGTGCGACATTTCATCAGGAGATTGTGATCGGCGGTGAGCGGTTCATTCCGTTTACGATTGAGGGCGAAGGGAGGAAATAAGATGTGCGGATGGGTGGCAGGACTTACCGCGCTTGGCGGGTTGTTGCAGTATCGGCAGCAGCAGGCACAAGCAAATGCACAGGCGTCAATGTATCGAGCACAAGCGGACGCGGCACAGCAGAACGCACGCATTGAAAACCGCAGGCAGGAGCAGATCGCCGACAACTATGCACAGCAGCAGGAGGCGCTGAGAGCCCGTCAACGCCTAGCAGAAGGGGCGCAGCGTGCAGAGACAGGCGCAGCGGGACTTAACTTTGCGGGCTCTGCAATGGACATTCTTTCCTCGGGCTATGACGCGTACAACAAAGACAGTATGAATCTGCTGATGAATCAGAGGAACGATAACTATAGTTCGCGTGTGGCGGAGAGCAATTATATCAATCAGGCGAATGCGGCGCGGTCTGCAGCGGCGAATGTCAAGCGGCAGGCGAAGATGTCGGGACTGGCGACGATTCTCGGAACGGCGGCGAGTGTCTACGGTGTCACGCAGCCGTGGAAACACGGGAACGCTGCGGCGCAGGGAAGTGTGCAGGCGGGCGTAGCACCGCGCGATATGGGCTACGGTACAAGCGCGTTCTACGGGTCAAAGACGGGGTATACGTTTGGCACACCGTATTTCCCAATGACACAGGCAACGTTTACGGACTCGTTCGGGAAGGGATTCAAGAACTATAACCCACGCGGGAGGTGGTAAGAGATGAAATTCACGACGTATCAGGCGGCGGTAGAGCCGAACATGATGCATCCGCCCGCCGTGCGGGTGTCGTCGGACGTCAACGCTTACGGCAGCGGTGGAGAGGAATATGGCAAGCTCGGCGCGGCGATAGGGCAGGTAAACAAGGTGCTGGCGCAGCGTCGTGATGATCTTGACGCCGCCGATGTGATGAAAGCCCGCAACGAGATTATGACAAGTCTCACGCAGCAGCTCTACGGCGAGAACGGGCTTTTTGTGATAGGCGTCGGAGAGAACGCAAAAGGGCTTATGGGGCGCACGACCGACGCAATCAACCAAACGTATGACGATGTAAGCAAGAACTACAACGACCGCGTCAAATACGCACTCAAGGGCAATCTCAATGAGAATATGGCGAACTTCCAGCGCATCGCCGCCTCCAAGGAGATGGCGGAGGGGAATGAGGTACGCAGGGAGACGTTCGCATCCAACCTTCAGACGAACGCGCAGCAGGCGGCTCTCACGTGGCAGGTAACCGGTGCACCGACAATGTACGTCAAGAATGGCGATACGCTCCTGCAAGTGCGCGCAAAACAGGAGGGGTGGTCTGGCGCACAACTGGCGGAAGAGCGGCGGAAGATGGTGACGGATGTCGCGGCTGCGGCGGCGGGTGCGGCACTCGAAAATGAGGACTACGACCGCGCCGATGAGATACTGAATCAGTTTCGCTCGGATATGGACCAGCAGACGTATTGGAAACTTGCCCGTGTCGGAAAGCAAAAACAGCAGGCAAAAGAGATGGACATGGAGGCGGATGAAATCTTTAATATGCCTGGCGTTTGGGATGGAAAGAATTTTAACGCTGCAAAAGCTATGGAGTACGTAAATGCCAGGTATGGTAAAGATGCAGTGAAAAGTTCCGGCGGTGCAATCAAAAACAAGGAAGATTTTTTCGCGGCGGTTGCTGGACAAGAATCCGGCGGGAATTATAACGCACAGAACGGGCGCACGGGCGCATTCGGCAAGTATCAGATCATGCCGGAGAACTGGCCGTCATGGGCACAGGAGGCAGGACTCTCTGCAGATGCACCCCAAACACCGGAGAATCAGGAGATTGTCGCAAAATACAAGCTCGGGCAGTATTACGACGAACTCGGCCCGGAAGGTGCTCTTGTTGCTTGGTATGCCGGATATCAAAATGGCGTGCGATGGCGTGATGGGGCTGCAGATGCAATCGGTGCAGGTGGACATTACTCGTGGGATGCAAGGCAGGGGAACGGGGACGAGCCGTCTGTTCGTGAATATGTGCAGGAGGCACTTGGGCGTGCTGGTGGAGCAGAACGTACGGTGAGTGCGTATGACCCGGAAAAGCGTGATCGGTTGATGAAACTGATTAAAGCGAAGGGCGGCGATATGCAGAAAGCATATCAACAGCAGCGCAGACAATACCTCGATGGCGTGATGCAGGCGGCGCAGAGTGCAGGAAGTTACAGCGCAGCACTCTCTATGCTGAACGGGCAAGATCTCAGTATGGAAGAGCGCGTATCTCTCGAACGTACCTTTAGACAGTATTATCGTGTTGACGAAAGGGCTGGCGGTGGCCGTGCAGGCGGCAGCCGTTCGGGCAGAGGATATACAGAGGCAAATATAAATGCTGATGTGAACAAACTGCGGCTTCTTAACATCAAGTTCTCTGGCGGAGAAAATATTACGACGAGCGAATTGCTTGAAGCGCAAAGCGCGGGAAATCGACTGGAAGACAACGGCGTCCTTCCTGAGGAGATGGCGACGGAGCTGCGCAATGCGTATAACAATCAAGAGCTTATGTCTGACCTTACGGACGACATTGAAAAGCACGGTATCACGGGGGCATTTAGGCATCTCACCGAAAGAGGAACGAGCGGTGAGATCGCCGTGATGCTGCTTTCAAAGGTTGATGATTATTACAAGGGTAAGGATTATCAAGGAGAATTCTGATATGGCACTCGACTTAGAAGCATACCACAAAGACATAGAAGACGAACGGCGGCAGGACGAGGAGCGCGCCGCGCAGGAAGCCAATCAGGCGGCGTGGGAAGCCAAGCCGTTTTATTCCAAAGCGGCGACGATCATCTCTGAAGACGTTGGGGCGATTGCTGACGCGGCGGGGGATAGACTTGGGAAGATCAGAGATGCCTACAGCGCGTATCATGACGCACAGGTCGCGTCTCGTGATAAGTACGGTATCTATATCCCAACGCCCGAAGTGCAGGAAGCAGGAGACAATCTGCGCGGCGTTGTCCTTGAGCCGGTCACGCACCCGATCAAATCCTTTGTCGGTGGGTACATCAACCAAAAAGCGGACGAAGGCAGTACGATTGCGCAGGATGTGCGCCAATCGGAGACGTTTGTCCACTATTTCATGACGCCTGAGGATAAACTCAAAAAGGCGAAAGAGATAGAGGATACGACGGGGATTTCGGCGGATGCGTTCATCAATGACGATGTCGCCTATAAGCAGGCACTGAACGTCTACGATTACAAGCGGGCGAAGGCAGCCGTCATGCCAGAAGATCAGGCAATGGAGGCAGTCTGGCAGGAATTTCCCGAATTGCGCAATGTGTCTTTGACGAATCCCAACGATGCGGCGCTCGCTCTTCACGATATGGATTCCGTACGGCAGACGCACGGGATTGTGGAGACGTTCAATCACTTCATCGCGCTCGGGAACAAAGAGCTCGAATACAACAATCTGCAATATAAGATCATGACGAACAGGGCGGACGACAATGACCGTGAACGTGCCGCCGATTTGGAACGGATGATTGCGGAGGACAAGAAAACTGCGCCGTCCTTTTTTGACGATCCTCTCTCGGCGATTGTCGGCGGGATGGCATCGTCGGGGCCTGAGATGCTGCAAAGCATTCGTGAGGGCGTGCGCGACGGACTCATCACGGCAGAGGCAGCGGCTATTGTGGGGGCGGCACTAGGGACGGGGGTAGAACCTCTCGGCGGTACACTTGTCGGCGGCGCAGCAGGCGCGGGCGCAGGCTTTATCACAGGATTTGTTCGCTCAGTGTTTGGCAGTGTCGCACGTCGACAAGCCATGCGCACCGCAATAACGCGCGGGATGCAGTTCGGCGCATTTGAGGGGATGCGTCGCCCTGAGACGGGCTCGCGTTACGCCGAATACGGCAACATGAAGGACACGGACGGGAATCCGCTTCTCACGGACAATGACAGGCGACTTTACGCGACACTTGGCGGCGCGGCAAACGCGGGAATTGAAATGGCGAATTTCGGGATTGCGACAAAGCCGCTTTCCCGTGGTGCGGTCAATTTTCTCACGAAGGGCGGCACGGACAAATACGCCGTGGATGCAATCAAGGGCGTTGTCGATGTGGCAAAGTACGACGTGGCAAAGCGTGAGTCTGTCGCGGCGTTCGCAAAGGCGCAGGTCAAGGATACGCTAAAGATTGCGGCGACGGAATCCGCCGAAGAGGGCGCACAGTCAATCGCCGATGATCTCATCCATAACCGCATTGTCGATGCATCGGACGGGCGTGCGGCGGATAAGGCGTACAGTATCGGCGATATTGCCGCCAATGCACTTGTCGCAAGTGTCGAAGCTATCCCTGCGGGACTTGGTTTTGGCATGGCCTCCTCGCTCGGCGGCGGGTCGCTCGGCAGTGTGCGCCATGCGCAGCGCCTCTTTTCCGAAAAAGCAAAGGAGGAGCTCGCCGCACAAAAGACAATGACGGGTACGGTGATGCTGAATCGCCTGCAGCAGGTCGCCTCGTCGGCAAAGCTGAAAGAGACAGCTCCCGACGTGCAGCAGAAGATTATCCGTACACAGGTGCAGGGCTCGGGATTTGAAAACGCCTATATTGATACGGCAATGGCAGTGAAAAAAGAAAACGGCCTTGCTGACCTGAAGGAGGTCGCAAAGACCGCTGGCATTCGTGAGGAGGAACTGGAAAAGACAATACAGTCGGGTGGGCATCTCTTTGTCCCTGCGGAAAAGTATGCGCAGTCTGCGGCGTCTCCACAGCTCCTTGAATCCGTATCCTTTTCTCCGGAGACGGATTCTTTGGCACGCATGAAAGAGAATGCAAAGATGCTGTCTGACGCGCTCGAAACCGCACAAAAACGCGCCGTCCATGCACGGGCGGATATTGTCAAAAGCATTGCGGATGAATACTTCCCCGAGGCGAGGGAAAACCTTGACGAGCAGGAGAAAGCACGTCTCTACGGCGAGCGCGATATGGCAAAGGCGGTTATCGCCCAGAACACAGAGAGCCCCGCTGAGGGGTGGCGGTCGCTCTATAACGATTTCACAGCGGCGCGGGATGAGATCCTGCAGCCTGCAATGGACGCGCTCTCAAAGGGGATGAAACAGGGCGTTGACATTCTGCCGCTTGGGGAAGATGGGCGCGGGATACGTGTGTCCAATAATGCGCCGTGGTATCAGGAGTACTACAAGCAGCACGGGAAAGCCCCGAATCAGGCGCAGCTGCGTGACCTTGCCTATCTCTTGACGGTCGGCGACGCGTCTGCTCCGAATGTGGAGGGGTGGATTCCGACCACGCGCGAAGCAGCGGAGGCAATGGACGCGGCACGCGGCGAACTGGACGAACTGAACGGGCACATCCAAACGCTTGAGAATATCAAAGAGCGTATGATGAAGGTCGATTCGTTCGAGGTCAAGGGCTCTGCGGGACTGTCGCCCGAAGGGTATAAGCTCTACCGTCAAATCATTGAGATGCTGGAGAAGATCGGCGGCGAGCAGAAGGAGGACAAACAGACAAAAGTCGCGCGCATGAACGCCATGCTGTTTGCGCATCATGCGGATATTTTCGCGGCGGCAATGCGCACACAGGAGGGGAAAGAGGAATACACGGCACTAAACTATTTTAGGGACAGATTCGCCCTGCGGTATGGCGGGACGGATATGCGTTCAAATGAGGATGTGCTTCATCAGGCAGTGCGTGCAGGACTGAACCTTGATGAACAGGTACAAGTCGTTGGTTTTGATACGCTGGCCAACGACCTGAAAGGAAAAAGCGATAAAGAGATCATCGCCTATATATCAAAGTTAAGCCGTACAGAACCTATTCCTGTGGCTGATTTTAAGGCATTAGTCGGACTGCCGAAAGATAATGATCGATATGGGCAAAGGCACTTGATTCGCGGGAAAGCGAATCAGTCTGCCGCCAATCGAGCAGCAAGAAACACTGTGCTCTCAAACTTTCGAGATGTTGTTCAGCACGCTGTTGTTGTCGAAGTTGTCCCGAACACAAAGAAAAAAAGCCTGCACGGATTGCAGGGGGCGAAGTGGAGAACTCAAAAACGCAAGAATGAGGTCGAAAACTACTATCGTTTGATGGTGCCAGTACGCATCAACGGCAGAATTCGCACTTTAGTTATCGTTGCCGAAGAACACAACGGCGTTGTTTCATCGCCTACAAGCGTGAAGGTATATGAAATCTATTACGCAAAAAAGCATCCTCTCGCCACTGCGCCGATCACAGAGACCAGCTCGAAAGCCGGTGCAAAGGCAGGCGTTAGTGTGGCCGAAGAAGATGCTTTATCTACGATTAGTATACGCGATATGCTCACTGGTGTCAAGGATGCGGATGGGAATCTGTATGCGCAGAGCGCGACAAATGTACCGTCCTCAGAGAAGGAGGCTGTTCGCAAGCAGTACGAGGGCACGGAACAGTGGATGAAAGCCCCGAACGGCAAGCCGACGAATCTCACAGAAGATCAGTGGGTTGCGGTGCGTACGCCTGCGTTCAAGGCATGGTTCGGCGACTGGGAACAAGCGGCACGTCTTATGCTGCCGCGTCATGCTGAAAATCTGGAGGAGGCAGCTGCAGCGGCGAGGTCGATTGCCGGAAAGAGACTGACAAATGATTTACTTGGGGTGGATGCATTTTTGTCCAACAAGAATATCGGAAAGATGGTGAGCGCATCTGCAACAAGGAAGTCGGTGGATGCACGGGTTCACGCTCTAGCGGTGGCAAATGTAGACCGTCTGTTTTCTCGCGCGATTACTGAATACACGCATAAGGATCGGGATAACGACAAGAATATCAAGCAGATTCACCGTATGTTTTCACCTTTCGTTGTTGGGGATAACGTTTTTGTTGCAAAGCTGACGGTTAAGGAACTTGTTCAAGAAAAAGAGGGAAACCGGCTATATTCGGTGGAAGCTCTGGAAATTAAAGAAGCTTCCCGGAAGTGGAATGCCGCATACAACGCCACGGAGGGCGTGCTGACTTCATTCCCACAGGAAGCCTTTGATAATATTATAGCAAGATTTCTTCCTGATGGCAAGAACTGCTCCAAGATCGTTGACGAGAACGGCGAACCAATGGTGGTGTATCATGGCAGCGACGCGGAGTTTGAGGTGTTTGACCGCACAAAGGGGCGCAGCGGGATGGACATTCAGGGAATGTTCTTCTCTCCTTGGGACTATGAATCGGAGGGGTATGGGAAAAATGTGCGTGCCTTTTTCCTGAATATCAAAAATCCTGCGACGGGTAGCAAGTCGTATGAGGTTTTTTCCAAATACAAAAGTGAGAACTATGCGGGAATCAAAGCGCGTGATGAGTTAGAACACAGTGGCTATGACGGCGTAGCCAGCGGGAATATGGAAGATGAGGACTTAGAGTTTATTGCATTCGAGCCGAATCAGATCAAATCCGCGACGGATAACAACGGCGCGTTTTCTCCCGATGATGCGAATATCTACCATCAAAAAGATTCACTTGAAAAAAATGTTGGCGAGAGCACACATGCAATTCCACTTGATGATGGGCAAGGGAAAGTTGTCGACATTCAGTTTGTGGATGTCGACGAAAAGCGGGCACTGCAATCCCCGCATATTGGGATTCGATTTTCTGATGAAGAGTACAAGATTGGTGATGATGTCGAAAACTCTCATAACTGGGTAGATGGGGACTGGACAGACGAGGAACTTGACGGCACAAGCACTGTAAATGTCGCAGAGCCGTGGAGCTATGACAGCCTCGACGAACTCAAGGAAACAGCAATAAAACGCCTGAATAAGGCGGGAAGATACCCCTATGACTATGCCTATCTTGTGGCTGGAACGTCTAGCGATTATGGGGAGGATACCAATGAGAGCATTATCCGAAACGCAGAAGTTGTCGGGATCCTCAAATTGGTACGTGAAAGCGAAGCCGAATCGTTCAACCAGATGCTCCGTCAAGAGGTGAAGGGAGAAATCTCAAAGGAGGACGGCAAGCGTATCATCACGCTCTTTGAGCGTGCGGATGAATCGACGTTCATGCACGAGATGGGCCACATGTTCCTGATGGATTTGGACGAGCTTGCGAAGATGGACGAAGCGTCTGCGAAAGAGCTTGAGACGGTCAATGCATGGGCAGAGTGGCACGAGGGCGCGGCGGATGAGTATGCGGAGACAGACTTTGCCGATGAGTTCCGCGACCACGAGAACGCGATCCTTGCGGCAAAGAAGTCGGGCGACGTTGTTGCGGAAAAGGCGGCACTGGAGCGTTGGCGGCAGGAGCGGTTTGCCCGTGGATTTGAGATGTATCTTTCGGAAGGAAAAGCCCCGTCTGCGGCCATGCGGAGTGTGTTCCGCCGTTTCAAGGCGTTCCTGCGTAAAATCTACAATCTCGCGAAGAATGCGGGCGCAATGCCGTCGGTTGAGGTGCAGGCGGTCATGGCACGCATGATTGCAACGGAGAATGAAATCGCGGAGGCAAAGCTGGACGAGCGATTCCGCCCGATTGAAAAACTCCTTGGCAAGGAGAGTGTTGAATCCCTCCTTGGCGAGACGGAGGCGGAGCTTTATAAGCGCTGGACACAGGAGGCACAAGAAGAGGCAGAGGATATTCTGCGTAAGCGTGTCATGAATGACCTGAAGAAGGAGGCGCGGGAAGAGCTTAACCAAAAGGTGGAGGCGGAGCGTGAACGCAAGCGTGCTGAACTGGAAAACGATCCTGTCTATCTCGCTGAGTATGCCATGCGGCAAGGCGGCAGTACGGATGTTGTCATGAACTGGTTCCCGTCCTACGCCGCCTATAAGAAGGCAAGAGGAAAGCGCAAGACGCTCGAAAACGAGCTAAAGGATTACATAACTGAATACGCCCGCAAGCTTGACGAGCAGATTATGCAGGCGCATCTATCGGATGAGAACGTGGCACGCGCCATGCAGACGCCGAAAGCGTACCATCGGCGTCTCGCTATCGAATCTGCTGCACTGCGCCGTAAAGAGCGTCTGATGCGTCTCCTCGGCGGGAATGCGCCCGAAGAGGTGAAGAAGAAAGCCGTCGCGGAGGCGAAGAAGGCAGAAAGCCCGACAAGGCGCGGGACAAAGCAGGAAGTACGCAAGGAGTATGAACGCTCTGCGTATGAACATGAGCGGTTTATGCGTGAGGAGGCGCGTGCATACCTGCGTGAGAGAGAGATCAGTGAATCCTGCAACCCGCGCTTTTTCCGCCGTAACGAGCGGAAGTATGCGCGTGCTATGGACAAAGCTGCTGCGGCGGGGAAATGGTCTGAGGTGCTCGCGTTGAAGGAACAACAGGCGTTCGCGGCGGCGTGTGCCTATGAGGCAGAGAAGAACGAGAAGCGGCTGAATCAGTTGCTTGCCAATGTGAAGAGGAAACTCAGTGCGCGTACGGTACGCCTTGCGGCGGATGAGCGGTACTGGCTGAATCACATCGGTTATCTCCTCGGGCTAAAAGCGAACGATGAGGAAAAGCCTGTCAAATGTGCGAAGCTCTCTGAGCTTTTTGAGCAGTACAAGGATAACAACGACATTGACGCCTGCGACCCGTCTGATCTCCTCGATGTCATTACAGAGGGGAAGAAACGGTATCAGGAGATGCAGCTGGACGATTTTGCTGATATTGTCAATGCCCTCGGTATCCTCTACAACGCCGGACGCAGACGTAATGAGATGCTGACAAAGAGCATGCAGGGGAAGACGACGGACGATATTCTAGGGGAGATTTTCACCGATGATACCGCGCTGAAGCCCTCGGGTATTGTGGAACATCCTGTCTCGGATGATATCGGTGGGATGGGATACAGTGAACTGGTTGCGAGAATCCCTCTCCTCGGTGAGGTTGTGGCAAAGGCAGCACAAGAGGGGAATATACAATTGACAAAGCCGGAGCTTATCCTCCGGCTGATGGGCGATAAAGCGCATCGCTACATCTATGGCACATACGACCGCGCACAGATGAAGGAATCCGAACTGCTTGAGGAAAAGAGGGCTGCGCTTGAAAAAATCTTCTCTGTCTATTCTAGGCGTGAAAAGATGAAGTGGAAGGATAGGAACATCGACGCGCACGGTGATATGATCTCAAAGGAGAATGTCCTATGCCTTGCCATGAACTGGGGGACGGAGACAAACAGAAAGCGTGTGATGGATGATATTGGTCAAAGGTTTGATGTCATGCGTACCCTCAAGGAGAACATGACGGAGAAGGACTGGAAGGTCGTGCAGGAGGTGTGGAATCTCCTCGATACGTTCTGGGAGGAGAGTGCCCGCACGGAGGAACGTCTGAATGGTGCGCGTGTCGGCAAAGTCCCTGCATCCGCATTTACCATTGAAACAGCAGACGGGAAGGAAATCACGCTGCGGGGCGGGTATTATCCTCTGCGGTACAACCCGAAGAAAGCGTCGAAGGTCAACGACAAGCAGACCGAAGAAGATGTCAAGGGGCGCATGACGGGGGCGCAGGTGTTTGGCACTAAACGCAGCCATGTGAAAGAGCGTTCTGAAGGGGATGTTATTGCACCTGTACTGCTTCGATTCGACGTACTGAAAGACCATATTTTCAATGCGTCACATAATATTGCGTTCCGCATTGCGGCACGTGATGTGTACCGCATCATCAACGACAAGAAGTTTGAGGCGTATGTTTCGTCCACCTATGGACGCCCGATCTATGACTACCTGAAACAATGGGCGGTGGACGTGTGGGCTGTTCCTGTGGAGGCGTCTGATTCTGCGGCAAGTGGTATCAACCGCATTATTGGCGGACTTCGCCGCAACTCTACCATGGCGATTATGGGCTGGCGACTGTGGCCGTGTTTGGAGAACGTAATGACAAATACGTTCCTCAACATGGATAAGATCGGTGTACGAAAAACGGCAAAGGCTTATCTTGAAGGGCTTCCTATTTTTGGCAGAGGCCCGAAAGCTCTGCGCGACATGGCAAAGAAGTCTGCTTTTATGGCGGATCGTATCAGTAACATGGAGCGTGATATACGCCGCGACCCGCATATCTTTGACCCGACGTATGCACCGCTTGAATTTTTGCGGGATAATGCCTATTTCGGCATCAGTTTTACCGATCAGCTATTCTCTGTCCCGCTGTGGAACAAGGTGTATCAAGAGGCGTTCCCAAAGGCTCTGGCACAGATCAATGAGGAGAACGAGGCGAATAAGCGCACCTATCAGGAGGCGCAGAATCGTGTGCACGAGCTGCGTGCAGAGATATATGACCTGCGCCGTGAGATGGAGGAGAAGGTTGACCCGTTGCTACAAGAGATCATTCGCGAGAAGAATAAGGAGCGCATTCGCGAGATGAAGAAGCACGTTCGTGAGAAGAAAGAGCGCATCCGCGCGAAGGAGAAGGAGTTTGCGGAGGCGGGTATCGCCCTTGAACGCGCGGGCGAGCTGCCTATCTACGATGAAGCGGAGCGGATTCGTGAGGCAGAGATGCGTGCGGTGCAGGCGGGTGACGCGGCTGTGCGTGATACGTTCGGCTCGGGCCAGACGAAAGACATTTCTGGCGCACAGCGTACACGCAGCGAATTGTTCAAGCTGTTCACGTCGTTCTTTTCTTTCTTCAATACGCAATACAACGCCGCTCTTGAAGCGCATTACAGAGGAAAGTATAGCAAGACGGGATACAAGCATATTCACGTTTGGATGCCTCTTGCCCGTACCATCCTCTTCCGAATCGTTCTTGTTGGTATCCTCGGTGGACTTGGAAAAGCCGCACTCGGTCTTGACGGTGGTGACGATAAAGACAAGTATCGGAAGGTGCAAGACCCTAAGACGGGGGAGATCACAAAGGTGGAAATCCCATGGGAAGAACGCTGGATGAATACGGTGATGAAAAACACCTTATCTACGGCGACGGGGATGTTCCCGGGTATACGTGATCTTGCTGGTCTTGCATTGGACAGGATCTTTGATGGTACTACGTATGGGCGAACTTTTGAGTTTGGATCTGTTGCCTCGCGTGGATTCGATCAGGCGCAGGCAACATGGAACCTTATCATGAAGAAGGGCGAAGATGATCTAAAGCGTGAGGAGGAAGAGGCGAAGGAGCGCGAGCGCGTGAAGAAGATGACGAGGAAACAGCGCGAGAAGTATGAGGAGGAGAAGAAGTACAAGAAGCCAAAGAAAGAGGTCGGGTACGTCGATATCGCAAAGTCTGCGGCGCAGACGGTGAGCACGTTCACAGCGTCGCGTCATGGTATCACGAACACCCCGAGTGATGGGCTGTTCTCTATTGCGCAGTTTGCCGTTGATATGATGGAGACGGATAACTACTATGACCCCGATATCCGCAACGTCCTGCGTGCGGTGATCTTTGACAAGAAACTTCGGGAAAAAGAGGTGCCGAAAAAGCCCGAGCCGCCGAAGAAAAAGCAGAGGCGCACAAGGGGAAGAAAGGAGCGCACAAATGATTGAGTATCGAAAAACCGCTGTGACGTATCAAGGAGACGGGAATACTTCGGTGTTCCCGTTCTTGTTTGATATTTCGTCGGCGGATACAATCCACGTTGCCATCTATGATACGGCGACGGAGATCACGACGGAGATCACGCGGGACTATTTTGTCGATGTGTCTGCAAAGGTGGTGCGCTATCCGGGCTATGCGCCCGGGCAGGCACCCGCCGCCGCTGCGCAGCCGCCGAAGCTGCCGCGCGGGAAGAATATCACGATTTACCGTGTCACGCCGATCGATCAGTTGACCGACCTCGGGAATAAGTATCCCTTGCCATATATAGAGACGATGGCGGATAAATTGACGGCGATCCTGCAGGAACATGATGAAATGTTTGGACGTACCGTTACATTACACGCGGGCGACCCAAAGACGCCGGAGCAGCGACTGACGGACTTGCAGACCTATGTATTGAATGCAAAAAACGCTGCCCGTGCTGCCGATCGGTCTGCACGCAGCGCAGGTGATTCTAAAAACGCTGCCGCCTCCTCTGCTACGAACTCTGCACGGTCTGCCGCAGCCTCTGAGGCAAGCAGACAGGCGAGTGCAACCATTGAGACCAATATCAGGAATATGCAGACCAATGTGCGCACGATGGAAACGCACGTCGAAGCCGCACGCCAACACATTGATGGCGTGAAGGTAGAGGTTACTCAGCATGCAAGCGCTGCTGGTGAGGCGGCAAGGAATGCCAGAGAGAGTGAACAATCAGCCGAACGATATGCTGGAAGTGCATGGAGGGCAACGTCTGAAATTGAGGCGAGCCTTGGCATTGGAATGTTCGAATATGATGAGGATGGCGATGTTATGCCAAAGGAATCACCGTCTAGGAGCTTGCTTTATGAGCTTGATGAAGATGGCGATATCATGCCATTGTAATTGAAAGGAGCGTGCCTAATGGCAACAAGAAACTTTGTCCCGCGTGCAAACGGGGAAGGCAGTATAGGGAAAGCAAAGAAGCGCTGGGGAGCAGCTTTTGTTGACAAGCTATTTGTCAAAAGTATTGAGGGAATCGAAAATATATTTGCGCCTTTAGGGGTACGATACAGCATTGAACCAAGTGGCTACGTTTGCTTTGGAACCCTTTGGGGGGGAATTGTTCTGCAGTGGGGTACCGTGATTACAGATGGTGCAACAGGTGGAAAAAAGGTCGTGCTCCCCCTTGAGGTTAGCAGAAACCTCACCATGGTTGGCACAATCCAATCGAGCACGACGCCGACGAAGGTTGTCGCAGTCGATCTTGGAAGCAGAACAATATACACTTCTGACACTTCAGGTGTCCTGTCAGGAGCTACTGTTCGCTGGCTACATCTTGGCATAGTATAAGGAGGTAGTATTTTGGAAAACGAACTGTTATCTAAATTTGATACCGAAGGTGTGCGCGTCTCGACTGTGTTGTCTGGCGTACATTACACGACCAATGAGGAGCGGCAGGGTTACATCAACGATGGCTACATCCCCATATCTGATGAGGACTACCAGCACTATGTTGGTAATCGAGGGATGGGCGACAACGGCACGGGTTACATACGCGACCAAAGGACGGGAAAGCCAGTCTCTGCGCCCCCTGCACCTGCAGTTGAAGCGAAACCCTCTGAACCTCTCATCGACGAAGAACGCCTTGCCGCATTTGAGGCGATGGCGGAGCAGGAAGCACGCCTGATTGCACAGGGGGAGCTCCTCACGGCACTCGAAGCGGAACTTTCTACACTGAAAGGGGGTGAAGGAAAATGAAAAAATGGGCATACATGATTCCGATCTACGCGTACCTTGTGCGCGCGGGTGCATGGGCAATCTCCGAGGAGGACAAGACGAAGGACGATCAGAAGGTCGTCCCCGAAATCTACCGTGAGGATGTCGCCGCGTATCTTGCGGCACACGTAGCAGTGTAAGACAGAGCGCAGAATAGCCGTCATGAATGTGGCGGCTTTTTCTGTGCAAGGAAAGGAGATGCAGATTGATCGAACATATCATGCCCGTACTGAGCCGCATGGCGGACGGATGGGCGGAAAAGCTCGGGCTGTCACTTGTCGTTACCATCGCCTACGAAGATCATGCACAGATCTTCGCGGCATTCTTCGTTTTGGTGTGCGCTGACCTCGTGACAAAATGGCTTTCCCTCTCGCGTCAACATCTCGTTGACACGGGGGTAGAGGAGCCATCACTTTGGCATTCGTTCTGGAACATGAAGGTGGCACGGCGTGCAGGGTACATCAAAAGTGACATTATGCGCAAGCGTTTTGTCCCAAAAATCCTTACCTACTTCGGCGTCGTCAGCGCGGCGGCGGTACTGGACTTTATCCTTCTCAAGGCGCACGCGCCCGCGTTTGCCACGACGCTTGTTATCGGGTATCTGTCGTTGACAGAGTTTATTTCGATTCTTGAAAACATGCAGACGGCGGGCATCAAGGAAGCGGGGGAACTCGTTGACATGGCGCGTCGTCGGGGAGGCATAGGAAAGGGAGGAGACAAATGAGAGTATTTATAAATCCAGGGCATGACCTTGAGCATGACAGCGGCGCGGTGAGCCCCGTGACGGGACTGCGTGAGTGTGACGTCGCGGCGGCGGTCGGAGAGCTTGTCAAAGGCTACCTCGAAGCCGTCGGCTATGAAGTGCGCATGTGGCAGAGCGATAACCTCAACTGGGACAGCGACTATGCAGATCGGCAGGACTGCTCCGTCTGCGACTGTGCAAATCAGTGGCCGGCAGACATTTTCATTTCCATCCACTGCAACAGTGCGGGCAGTACAAGCGCACAGGGGACGGAGACGCTTGTGCACAACATGGGCGGACGCGCCGAACGTCTCGCTGACTGCATCCAGCGGCAGATCGTAGACAGCCTCGGCACAGTGGATCGTGGTCTGAAAGAGCGTCCCGGGCTGACCGTCCTGCGCGTGACGGACATGCCCGCCGTCCTCGTGGAGCTTGCCTTTATCAGTCATGCGGAGGATGAGGAGCTGCTGAGAGACAGGCAGGACGATTTTGCCCGCGCCATTGCACGCGGGGTGACGGATTACGCATAACGCGCAGAGGGGGTGCAAAATATGCTCGAACGGATGAAACGTCTCGTTACAACGCACAAAACGACCTGCGTAGTAATCCTTGCCGTCCTGCTCGTCTGCATCGCCTACGCCGTCGGGCGTTACGCAGGGCACGAGGCGGCGGAGGAGAACCCCGCTGTCATGACGCAGGAGGAGACGCAGGACGCGAAGAAGCTGAAAGACCGCCTAGACATATCCACTGCGAACGCCAACGCGCTAGAAAGGCGCATCACGGCGATACAGTCGGGGCAGCGTGCGCCGTCTGCGACGTACTACGTTACCGCTCCAACCGTGGAGCGGGCGGCTACGGTGGTAGAGCGGCAGATACGCACGGACGACCCGATGCTGCCGAGAGCAGCACGCGAAAAAAGTGACCGTACTGTGGTCACTCCGATCACAAAGGATAAGGACGGCAAAGACCTGCCAGCAGATCAGCAGAAGGTTGATGTGTATAAGATCAACCTCAACAAGGCGCATAAGATCAAGGCGGGCGCATCCGTGATTGACGGCAAAGCTCTGATGACCGTCGGCTATGAGCAGGGACGATTTGAGACTCTTGTGCATTTCGACGGCGGCAAGTACAAGGGCGCGACGGTCATGTATAACGTCGCGGAGTGGTGACGTTATAAAAGAATAAAGGGGACAGCGTTTCGTGCGCCGTCCCCTTTTTCTTGTCTACAATTTGTCTACAAAACACCATGATTCGCCTTTCTGTATAGCTATTTCGTCTTTGTGTAAAAAATACTGTGTTATTCTTGTAAAGCCCCGTCGTTATTGTGGTTATCGGTTCGCTCTATGATTTGTTATATCGCCTCCTTGCGTGAACGTTTCTTCTTAAGGAGAAGTAAAGATACTATGCGTACACATGCCGCTAGTTGATGGAGGTTTATTTATCTGGACAATGAAAGAATACACGGATGCAATTTGACAAG